CGCCGCGACGTCGGCCCGCTTCAACATGGCCTCGTCGAGCTCGGTCAGTTCGTAGACCTTGAGCATCACCGACGCCAAGCGGGGCACGCCGCGCACCTGACCGGGACGCAGCACGCGATGGACGTGGGCCACTTCGCCTGCGTCGATCCGCTGGGTCTGGCCGTCCTGGGCCATGATCGCGTGGTCGCCGGGATGCTCGGGGTACAGGTGATAGGCGACGCGGCGGCCGATCAGATTGAACTCGACGCCGCCGACGATCTTCCCGCCCGTGGTCTGACGGCTCAGCGTCACCGGGCAATGATCGGCCTCGATCATTTGGACCTGCAGCGGAACGGCTAAGCCGTCCTCTGCGAAGCGCGGCCGAATGCGCGCGAACACTTCGCCCGCGTCCAACAGGCTGCGGGCCGCAAGGCCCTGCATGCCGTAAAAGTCGGTCGTTCCTTGGCTGTCGGCCTGATCCGTCCAGTCGTCCCAGAGCCGTTGAATCGCGTCGCGCACCGCAGGGTCGCTCGCCTGGCTCTGCGGCTTGATCCCGGTGCCGACGAGGTTCGCCGACCACGTGTCGGCGGCGTGGCTGATATGCGGATTGTTGCGCGTCAGGTCGCGCGCGCGCTTCCGCAGCGTTTCGGCGTTGTTCAGCGCCGTGGCGTTCGGCCCAGCGCTCGACGGCTTCCAGTTCGACAGGCGACGACGTTCGGACGCCGCGTCGTAATCGACGCGCGCCTTCGCGGGCTGCACATAAAGCCCGGTGCCCTTGATGCGATAGCGGACGTTCGCCGTCGGGTTCGCCATGGTCAAAGCCCCCGATCCGTGCGGACGTTGATCCGTCGCACCCGCTTCGTTGCGCCCGTCACCGTGACCAATTCGTCCTCAAGGCCGCGCATGATCTCGCTGAACTCGGCGATGGTCCGATATTCGATCGTGCGCCCGCCGACCGTCACGCGCTGCGCGCCCGTAGCCCGTGCCGCGCGAAGCGCGTCAAGCTCGGCGCTGATCGTGGTCGCGTCGCGGGCCATGGAGTTCAGCCCGCGATCGCGGACAGCGAGGTCATCACGAGACCGAGCCCAGCGACGATCCCGGCACCGCCGAACACCAACGTTGGAACGTCGCGCGCCGAGCGCAGCACGGTGACGCCGATCAACGCAACGATCGCGCCGAAGCCGAGCGACACCCAGGTCAGCACGTGCCAGACCGCATCAAGCACGGTGTGAATCTGATCCATAGCGATCTCCTTCGATCTAGCGGACGCGCGAACGGCGCATCGGGCGACGCACCACGCCAGCGACCGGTGCCGTGGCGTCGTCACCCAGCGCCGCAGGTGCGGCCGCACTTTCCTGCCCTGCAGCGGTCACCGCGACCTGCCGCTCGAGGTCTTTCCACTTGCCGTCGGTCCAGCTGTCCGCGTTCATCAACCAGGCCGCGGCACGCGCGTAGACCCGGCAGTCGAGCGCTTCGTTGCGGTCCCGCAGCTGCTGCCATTGCTGCTTGGCAAACCCGCGTCGGTCGCGGATCACGACAAGCTGTTCGGAGCAAAGCTGCTTGAACCACTCGTCCTCAAGGCCGCGCGGCAGGTGCACAAAGCCGTCGGGATACCGAAAGCCCTGCTCGACCTCTTCGTCGGTCGGCGCCGCCATGCGCAGCCAGCGGTACGTCTCGGCCTTGAACAACGACACCGCAATCGTCCAGATCGCGGCGCCGCGTTTGATTTTGCGGCCGCCCTCGTTCACTTCGACGTAAGACGGGCCAGACACCGGCGCGGCCCGGTCGAACGACGCCTTGCCCTTGATCGCCATCACAAGGCGTTGGTCCTGGCGCCGCACCCACTGGTAAATCGTATTCGTGAACCGACCGTCGCCCGTGTCGATCGCGAACTTCGCCAGTCGCATCGTCGCGCCGTTCGCGTGGCGCCACGTCTTGACCAGAACCTTCTCTAGCTCGACCCACAGTTCGCGTTTCGACGGGTCGCCAACGACCACGATGTGCTTGACCAGCCAGGACCGAAGGCCGCGGCCCCAGCCCCACACGTCGATCTCGACGCGGTCGTGTTGCACGTCGGCGCCAGCGGTCAGGAACAGCACGTCGGCCGGCACCTCGCCGACCAGATAAGACTCGCGCCGCTCGTACAGCCGTTGCCAGTCGGGCGCCTCGCCGACCTCGAACCACGTTTCACCGAGGATCGTGTTCTTGAAGGTGCGCATCGCGTCGTCGGAGCCTTGCGCCGCCTCCCAGAGCCGCGCGATCTCGGCCCACGACAACCAGCCGATCGGCGAGTAGAGCGACGACAGGTGAAAGCCGACGGTCCCGGCGTCTTGCGCCTCGGCCGTCGCCCGCCACTCGCCGCCCTCAAGCATCGCCGTCTTGTGATGCTCAGCGATCAGGACGCCGCAGGCCTCGCAGCCGTAGCGCGCGGTCTCCGGTCGCCCCTTGTCCCAGATCAGCCGTTCGAACCGCAGGTGCTGGCGATGGCCGCAATCCGGGCACGCCACGAAGAACCGACGCTGGTCGCTGCGCTCGTAGGCCCGCTCGATCCGCGACAGCCCTTTGATCTTCGGCGTCGAGACCAGCAGGATCTTGCGTCGCCACGAGAACGTGCGGGTGCGCGCCTCGGCCAGATCGACCGGGTCGCCCTCGTCGTCCGCGCTCGACGGATACGCATCGACCTCGTCGCAGAACAGATACCGCGCGGGCATCGAGCGAAGTCCCACCGCGCTGTTCGCGCCGGTGATGACCAATTGCCCGCCCGCAAATTCTTTCGACAGTTGGGTGTTCCCACTGTCCCGCGATCGCGCCGGTGCCACGCGCTCGCGTAGCGCGGGGCTCGCCTCGATCAGCGGGTCGATGCGCTGGGTCGAAAAGCGTTTGCCTAGATCGGTCGTCGGCTGCACCGCCAGCATCGGGCCGGGTGCGGCGTCGATGACGAAGCCGATCCAGTTATTGCCGGCCTCTGTGCCGCCGAGCTGCGCGCCCTTCTGAAATACGACGCGCTGAACCGGTGACGACGGCGAAAGGCAGTCCATGATCTCGCGCAGGTACGGCGTGCGCGACGTGCGCCAGCGCCCCGGCTCGTTTGCGCCGCGCGACGTAAGCACCCGATGCTCGTCGGCCCATTCCGACACGGTCAGCAGCGGGTCGGGACGCAGCCCGTCACACGCCGCTGCAATCAGCTCATCAAGTCGCGCGTCACTCTCGTTTCCCGAGATCGAACCTTGCATCGGCCTGCTCGTTCAGATGCGCGCGAATCAGGCGATCAAGTTCGACCTGAACCTGGTGGGGATCGACGCCGAGCGTTGAGGCCAGATCGGCCGCGATACGGGCGGGCCAGCCGAGCCAAGCGTCGCGCGCTTGGCGGGCCACCTCGAAAAACAGTTTCTTGGCCGCGTCCTGATTGACGAGGCGACCTTCGCGCTCGTCGATCCTGAGCCGGCGTTCCTTCGCCTTGAGCGCTTCGTTCAGCGTCCGCGCGCGCGCGAACTCGCCGCTCGTGTCTTTGACCGCTACGGCTTGCCGAGCCGGATCAGTGTTCGCCGACCACGACGCGTCGGCCGCCGCTGCGTCGATAGTGCCGTCCGCGCCCTTCGTGATCCGGCCAGAGGCCAGCGCCTTACGCACGGCCTTTTCGTCGACGCCGCGGTGCTTTGCGTAACCCCGGATCGAGAGGCCCATAGACTCGCGCCTTATCTCGGCCCCTCGCCGATGTTCCTAGACTGTAGGTGATTGTTCAGAGTTGCTCCGGCGCGGCACACCCGTAGTGTCACCGAAATTCCAAGGAGCAAAACATGGCAACCCGCAAGAACGACCGCGCAGCTTTTGACGCCCAACAGATCGCACGGGCCAAGTATTTCACGGCGTGCAAGTTTCTTGGTCAGGGCAAGTACGATCGCCGCGAAGCGCCGACGCAAGACGAAGCCGAGCGCATTGCCCGCGAAATGGGTGGCGCAATGATCTACGCGGTCACGCCCGAAAATTGGTCGATCCACATTCGCAACGTCTAGCCTTTGGCTGGCCCGGTCACATTCCAAAACAGCACAAGCCCGGCCCCGCGCCGGGCTTTGCATATCTGCCAAGCCTTCGCGTCGTAGTGCGGGTCCGAAGGAAACGGCGCCGATACTTTTGCGACCGCGCTGAATTCCAACGGGTGCGGGTGGATCGTCGCTCCTGCTACGTCTGCCGCCGTCAATTCCCGTCCGACTTGGACGACGTGCCGCCGGGCGCTGGGCCATGCCGCCGCAAGAGACCGCGCCAGCACTCCGGAACCAGAAGCGCACCAAACCTCGTCAGGTCGTAGCCCCGTCGCACGCGCCGCAGCGGCGATCGTCGCGATGGCTTCCGGCAGATCGACGCCGAATGGCGCCAGCTTTGCCCCCGTCGCCGCG